AGCTGATGTAGTTGCCGATCTTCGCGTTGGTGATCGAGCCATCCATGATGAACGCCGAGTTCATGAACACCTGCCCGCCCTGCACTGCGAACGGCACAGAGATTGCACCGCCGGCAATCGTGTTGACGATGGCGAAGCGGTCAGCGCTTACAAGGAACTGGCTCTGCAAGCCGGCACCGGTATTCTCGATGCCGAGACCGATGCCGGCCGCGACGTATTGCCCATTTGCCGTGACCTGCATTTTCACCGACCACATGGTGGAGAGCTTGCCGGTGGTGTCGGCGTAGGCAGTTGACGTTTCCTGAATGGCGGCGCTGTTTTCGCCGACCTTGACGTTAACCTGAGTGATAGCCTGCGCGGTTGCTTCCTTGTCAGTGGCGACAACCTGCCGAAGGTCCGTAACATTCGCCGCGCTTTCCGCCACCGTCGCATCGAGGGTCGTCAGCTTCTGCGCGGTGGCAAGGTTTTCGGAAGATCTGACTCGATCTTCGTTCGCTATCGACGCGGTACTGCTCCAGCCTTTCAGCGCATCATCCAAATCCCCTTCGCCATCGTCATCACGGAATGAGGCACGAAGGGCCTGAAACGCAGTTGCTTGAGCAGTAACCTCTCCATCAAGTTCGACTATCTCGGCGGTGTTGGTCGCCACCTGCTGGGCAAGACCATTGGCGGTCTCGACCGTCTGCCCAACGTCGAGCCAGTAGAGCGGGTTCGGCGGTGGGGTTTTGACAGGCACCGGGCCGGTGGCCTGATAGATCCGCTTGCCCACCACGACCAGGTCATACTCCTCGTAGGTGTCGTCCCGGTTGTAAGTCTTCAGCCCATCCAGCGCATCGATCTGTGCCTGCAACCCCGGGATCTTATCGATCTCGTCTCGCAGATCCTGTCCCAGTTCCGTTTCGGTGATTTGCCCGGCGATCATCTCCAGAATGGCAGCAGCATCGGAGCTGGATTGCCCCTGCACGCCAAGCCCGATCGGATACCACGGCCCAATGTTGCCGATCTTGTCGACGATGCGGCCCCAGAAGTAAAAGGTCACGCCGGCGCGCAGGCCTAGCATGGAGAAATCACTCTGCGGATAGGCTAGGTCCGTCAGCTTTGTCGCGGCGCCCAGCTCAGTTGTCGGTCCGTACCAGATCTCCGTGCGCTGGCTGTCCTCGGCGCCAGCAGGGAAACCCCACTTGAGGTAAATGCCGAACAGCAGCGACGTGGCAGTCAGGAACGCCAGTGCTGGCGGCAACCCCTGCTTGCCGCTGAGGTTGGTCAGAATCGAGTTGCGCCACGGCGATGTAATGTCGAATGCGCTCACGGCGCGAACACGGGCCACATAGGCGCCGGCGTAGATGCCGACCACGTCCACATTGGTCATGCCGGTGCGCTGCAGCTTGATCCAGTTCCCGCTGTCCTTGCGCCATTCGACGTCATAGCCGACCGCGCCATCCACGGCTGGCCAGGTGATCGTCATGGTGGCCACGGCCAGTCCCTGCACGACCGATGAAGTCGACGACAGCGTAACGCTCGCCGGCGCCGGTACGACGGTGATCGGGATCACGCTGATCGGGCGTTCTTCCAGGCGTGCGCCGGTGTCGATGAAAGGGAACTTGCTCGGCTCGAACTGGAGCGCGCTGATTTCGTAGTCACCCTCGGTGGTGCGTTTGGTGCGCAGGACGCGATACAGCGGGATGGCCAGATCATCGGCGTCGAGCGCCCATTGCAACTGCGCCACCGGCGGTTCGCTGTAGGCGACCGTGACGGTCACGGCGCGGCCGTTGACGCTCTGCACGGTACGACCTTCGGCGCGGCCTCCCGGCAGGTTGATGATCAGTCGATCACCGGCCTTGGCTTGGGTATCGCGATCGAGCGTGATGACCCGCCCCGCCACCGCCGAGATCCGGCCGCCCACTTCACGGCCCGCCAGCAGCGAATCCGCCACTGGGATAATGTGCCCGGGCAGCGGAATAACGCCTTCCATACCGGTCTTGAACGAGACGGTGCGGTCTTGGTTGTTGCTGAGGATCGCCCACTTGCCGCGGCGCTGGGCCTCGGATGCGCGGGTGCAGCCAATTGCGCTCAGCTCAGTCGGCCGGTCGCCGTAGCGGCGCTGCAGATCCAGATCGGCGAATGGGATGACGTCGGTGTCGTAGTTGTTCGCCGGGTTGTCGTAGCTCACCAGCGCCCGGGTGTAACGGGTTTTCGCCGAGGCGCTGCCGTAGGAGAACTTACCGTCGATCACGTTCGACCGGGTGAACACATAGTCGAAGTCCTGCGCGCGCGGCATGTCCGCCTGCATCACCAGTTGACCCTGCGCCCAGTACGTCATGCCCCGGTAGATCGCCGAGATGTCGCGCAGGAGCGACCAGGCATCGGCCTTGCCCTGCAGGTTCATGTCGCAGAGGAAGCGCGGTTCCTGGCCACCCAGCCCGTTCGGCACCAGCTGATCGCAATACTGGGCAATGCGGTACAGCTCCCACTTGTCGACCATGAACGGCTTGATGCGCTTGCCCAGGCCGAAGCGGTCTTCGGTACAGATGCCGTAGGTGATCCATGCCGGATTGTTGGTCCAGGCCGATTTCATCGAACCGTCCCACGTCCCGGTGTAGGTGCGCAGGATTGGGTCGTAGTTGCTCGGCACCATCCAGCGGCGGGCCTTGCACTTCACGGTGACGGCCGGAATGTTGGTGAACTGCTCGGCGTCGAATTCGATGTAGAGCAGCGCGGTGTTCGGGTAGCGCAGCTTGGCGTCAATGACTTCGGTGTAACCGGCCACCAGCATGGTATCGGCGATCTTGTTGGTGTTCTGGTTCGGCGTCAGGCGGCGCACGCGGATCTGCCAGCCAGTGGTGGCGTCGGGCAGATCGATGCGGCGGGAGCGCTCGTAGCGCGTGGTGGTCTTGCCGTCGACGGCGTCCACCAGCACCTGCTGATAGGCGCCGCCATCGGTGGCCACGTCGATGGCGTACTCGATGCGGTAACCGCCGACATTGCCCTGATCATCGGAACGTTGCAGCGCCGGCCACGCCAACCGCATGCGCACGGCGGAAAGCTGGGTGTTGGTGATCGAGCGCACCCACGGCGAATCGCTGCGCAGCTCAACGTTCAGCGACGTCTCGTTCTCCACGGACGGAATGCCCGGGATGTACGTCTGATCCACCGAGCCCGGGCGCCAGTCCCACTTCACGTTCGGGAAGTTGTAGTTGCCGCTGGCATCGCGGATCGGTGTGTTGTCCAGGTAGATGTCGTAGTCAGTCGGGACGCTGTCGAATTCACCCTCGCCCACGGCGATAAGCAGCTTTGCCAGGTTGGTCGAGCGCAGGCTGTCGCTGGCTTCGGTCGGCGACTTGGGCTTGCTGCTGCCACCCTTCTCGCCGTGGATATCGATCTGTGCTGCTGCGCCCATGCTTTCCTCCAGGCATAAAAAAACCGCCTCGCGGGCGGTCGTTGTGCTGCTGTCCTGATTACACTTTGTCTTCAGCCAGGATCGAGGCCGAGATAATCATCCCGCCCCACCGGCGTTCACCGATGCAGATCGGTACCGGGTTGCCGCTGGCCATGGTGTTCTTGGCGCTGCCGAATGCGTAGGACGGGGAGTTTTCGGGGGATGCGCTTTGCTTCAGTCCAGAGGCTTGCGGACTGAGCATTTGGATGACGCCGCCGGCGACCAAGCCAATACCGGCACCGATCAGAGGCGCGCCGAACGGGGTGGTGGAAAGGAACGTACCTGCAACGATCAAGACCGCTCCAATAATGGTCTGGATGAGGCCGGCTTTTTTGCTCCCCTGGATGATCGGCACAATACGAATATCAGTTGCTCCACCCAATCCAAATTCCGCCTCGCCGACGTTTTTTCGATTGCGAAACACGGCAAAGCGCATGCCCAGCCGATCGAGGCGCTGAATTTCTTCCTTAAATCCTACGAGCGTTGCCTTCAGCGCTCTGAATGCCTCCCATGCTTGGCCGGAGTCCAAGACTCGACGGTGAACCCTGCCAAACTTCGCCGCCAAGGACCCTGACAATTTGATCGTAGTCATTGGCTGATAGTGAGCAACGGTGGAATGCATGCTTTTCTCCGGACATAAAAAAACCGCCCGAAGGCGGCTGATTGAAAATTTACTTACTGATAATCGACGTATGGGCCAATAAAAAACCCGCTCATGTCCCCGCTGATTCGGTAGAGGCTTTCTTTGCCGCTTTTCACATTGGCAGAGATCGTGCGGATGGCTGCCCCGCCACAAAGCCCAGAGCCGGCAAGACCCGCTCCGATACTTGGATTACCCGGCGGAAGGTAAAAGGATGCGCGCTGCCCAGTGCCGATTTTAGCGGCCTTCCGGCCATCCACATACACGACTATGTCACAACCAGATCCCACCATTCCCGAGTCCCGGACGACGGTGACCTTGCCGCTTTCGCCGGCCGGCTTATTTTGAAACGCGTACAGCTCATCACGCGGCACCGGATCAGCCTGGCTAACCGGAATGGCAGAAGATGCACACCCCGCCAACAGCGCTACCGCCAGCGCTCCTACGATCAATTTCATTCAGGTCACTCCTGTGGCAAATGCAGGCAATGTGACACCCGCTGGAAGCGTGCAAAAATTTGTGCACCGAAAGGGTTAGGGTGCTGCTGTCTGTGCGTGAGGGCTCGCAGGAACCGACTCCATATAGGCTTTTATGCAGATCAGCTTCGCCGACTTCATAAAGCCCTTAAGATCGTTCTGCCTTTCTTCAGCAGTGTCTCGTACGGGGTAGGTAAGCACCATTCGTGACAAACTTTCCCGCATGCTTTTTCTCGCCGCTGATGGCACTTCGTATTGGTCTCGATCAAAATAAGGCGGCTCATTTGCCTGCCTGCCGAGCATTATCGCGCCAGCGTCGAGGGCTAGTTGCGAACAATGGTCTATTTCGCCACGACTAAAAACTATTTTCCCACCGTCATCAGTCCAAGCCATTGCAGATGGGGGGCTGAGCAAAACAGTGCATGCAAGTGCAGTAGTTAGAAGCTTGTCGATCATTGCGATCCATCGTCTGAAAAAAATGAGATTATCATTCGACGGTCTTTGCCTCCACCACGGAAAACTCTTCGACATTATGTGCTTAATCCTGCAACCCTGTGCCTGAGGATCAGGCGTGTCCGGTCGAGCCACGGCCCGCCAAACACAATGACCTCAGATGGCCTGCCGTACAGGTGGTGCAGCAGGAATGGACCCGGCCCGAACGTCGCCGCATCCTCACCTGGCAAAGACGGATCCGCGCCGAGGAAAATCCCCGCGTGGTTCGGGTAAACAGTGCGCCCAACTTCCATCACGATCATGTCGCCGCGCTGCGGCTGGTCGACTCGGTAGAAGCCGGCGGCCTCGTAGTTTGCTTCGTACAGGCTGATGTTTTCCTTGCTCTCCCACCAGCCATCCGCGCGCTTGAACGCTTCGAATTCCAGCCCCCACTCGCGCCTGTACCAATCGGCGCAAATCTGCCAGCAGTCCCAGGCCCCGTGCACGAACGGTCGTTTCAGCAGCGGAACTTCACCGGTGGGAACGATGGTGCGCAGATCGCCTTCCGGCCAGCTCAGAATGTGCCAGGGCATCGCCGTCGCTTCGCACATTGCGAGGTCGCGCGGTGAGGGCCTGCTGGTGGCGTCCGGATGCGAATGCACCACGCCGATCACCTCACCGATGTCCTCGCCTGCTGCATACTGCTCAGGATCGATCCGGAACTCTTCGTTCGGCTCGATCGAGACGTTGATGCAGGGGAAGTATTGCTGCTTGCGCCCAATCGCCAGCAGGAGCCCGCAGCACTCTTTCGGGTACTCGGCTGCCGCGTGCGCCTGGACCGCTTTCAAGATGTGCTTTCGCATGTCAGCTCCTTGCGATCAGGGAAACAGCCGGGAAGCCACCAAACGGCAGCGGGTTACCCTCGCCGAAGCGCGGAATGCAGCCCTTGCCCAGCGTGGCGTCGCATTCATCCAGTTCTGGGTTGTCGGTGATGACGCCATCCTTCGTGACATACGGGCCGGTGTACCCACAGTTCGGCCCGCGATAGCCACCGGTGAGACACCAATGGCAAAGGGTTGTGGCTTGTCGGCCGATTGATTCATTGCCGACGTCGCCTGGGCTGGCCAGCTCCCAGCTGACCGTCTCCCCGTCCTCGTTCGTCTTCTGGTCGATGTACCAGACCTCGATCGTCTCTTGGGTTGGATCTGCCGTTGGATTGCCGGCCGGGAAGTTCGCAGCGTCGAGGTAGATGCCGAGCGTGTGTCGCATCGTCAGCTTGAACTCCAGCAGATCCTCGAACGCCAAACAGAGCGCCGTGATGCGCCCGTTGACGTTGCCCACGGACAGAGTGGGCCGAACCGCCGTGCCGTCGCCGTTCGCCTCAATGCCGTCGATCTGCATCGGCCAGGCGCTGTACTCGTTGCCCTGCCAGTAGATCGCCTTCGCCGGCAGTTGGTCGGCATCGGCGCCGGCGGCAATCAACTCGGCCGGCGTGTGCGGTATCGCGTGCCCGTGGAAGCGCAGTACATCCGCGCCGTAATCCGTGCCGTCCAATTCAAAGAGCAGCACTTCGCTGCCAGGCTCAAGCACCTGGATGTCACTGATCAGCGGCATGGTTGCCCCTTATGGTTGGAATGCCCGCTCGAACGTGGCGGTGAGTTTGAAGACCCCGCCGCCCATTGGTGTAGGAGCGGGATTTTTGCAGGTGAACAGCCCGAGCTCGCCGAGCGGCGTTGTCCACAGAAACGCCTTCGCGCCGGCGTGCCGGTCAAGGAACCCCATGATCTCCAGCACCTTGGCCTTTCGACCGGAGCAAGTGATCGGATAGGAGTCCTCCTTGTTGTTCGGGCCGTCGCCGACGTTCTGCGCGTAGCCGCCGCCGAACTTAGAGGTGCGCACCCGATAGGTGATTTCGGGTGTCTCACCACGCTCGGTTGGCCAGGTGAATTTCTCGATGGCCATCAGGCCCTCCCATTGGCATTTCGAAAGCTGGTGCCGCCCGCTCGCCAAGAGTCAGCGACGGCTTTCTCGGCTACAGCCTGCATTTGCGATTGAAGGTTTTTCGAGAGCGCTTGCTGGTCTATCTGCATGCCTTCAGACCCACGGTCTTCAGTTAGCACCGTGACCGGTGCGCTGATGCTGATCGTAGTCCCCGAACCGCCACCAGCCGCGAGAACGCCAAGCTTGCCGCTGGAAGTCCGGGTAAGTGGCATGATCGCCTCCGGTCCTGCCTCCCCCATCACGCCCGCCCTGCCGCCGGCCATCCCGAAAGCTGTCGGCGTGCTGACGATGCTGTTGGTGAAAGCGCCGCCGTTGGCAAACATCTGCACACCCGATGACCAGGCACCGCCGAGCGCCTGCGGAAAGTAGCTGCTGGAATAGCCCGCCGAGGAGGCGCCGAGATTGGAGGACGTCGCGCCAGCCGATCCAGCCGCCAGCCCATTGCCGCCACTACCGCCGGTGAAGTAACTGGTGGCAGCGCCGACGAGGCTGCTCAGCAATGCCGAACTGGCCTGACGCGTCGCGATGCGCGCCATATCCGCCAGAATCGACTTGGTGAAGTCAGCAAACGACAGCTTCCCGGTCACGGCGAAGTTGACGACTGCGTCTTCCATCGAGCTGAAGGCGTTGCCGAACAGGGTTTTCGTCTGGCCGGCGATGTTGCTCGCCGAGTCCAGGTAATTGGCCCAGGCCGACGTTGCGCCCTTGGTCCAGCCCCCTTGAGCTGTCTCGACATCGGCGTAGTTTTGCCGGATCTGATCGGTTGCGGCTTTATTCGCATCGGCGAGCGCTTGCGACTTGCGCGCGAATTCCTCTTCCGACATGTTGCGCGAAGGGTCAGATCGCTGGTTTTCGAGTTCCAGCGATTGCTGAGCAAACCGGTCCTGCTGACTGTTCAGTTCGCCGTTCAGTGCGTTCTGCCGATCACCCTGGCCAACACCAACTACCGCCCGCTGCCCTGCCAGTTCCAGTGCTCTCTGCTGCTGGCTCAAGGCCTGAACGTAGGAGGAAATCGCTCGCTCCTGCTTCGCCAACCTTCCGGTTTCGCTGGTAGCGAGCACTTCGAGCTGGCTGTCTGCTTCCTTTTGGGCCTTGACCATGCCAGCGCGAGCATCGGCAATCTTTTGGTCCAGCTGGATGCTTTGCGCTGCAGAGGTCGTCTTCTTGGCTTTCGTGGCTTCCAGCGCAACGATCTCAGCCTCGTAGGCCGCGGTAACCTCGTCGCGCTCGTTGCCGATCAGCGCTTCACGCCTCAGGGCGTAGTCGGCTTGAGAAACGAGGCCAGCCTTCTGCGCTGCATCCAATTCCTTTTGAGCGTTTTTGTATTCGGCGCTGATGGCTGCCAGGTTGTTCTTTGCATCGTTGAAACTGGTCAGATCTACCTGCGAGCCGGCCGCTTTCGAATCCTTGAACTGGTCGTTGATGTTCGCCAGGTTCTTGTCGATCGCGGCCTGATTCAGGCGCGGGTCGTTGGGTGCGACCTTGCGGATATCTTCGAGCTGCCGCTTGTACTCCTTGATCGCTTCGGTGCGCTTTTGCTCATTCGTCCACGCCGACTTGGTGAGAGCGTCGACCTTCGCCATCGACGAGACGGCATCCCCTTGGGCTTTCGCCTGCTCACCCTGCCACTTGGCGATATCGGCTTCTGCGGCCTGCTGGTCCTCCAGCATGTTGAGCCGATTTTGATAGAGGTCGATCATCTCCTGCTTGTTCTGGAACAGGCCTACGCCACCCGCCTGAGCGCCCGCCAAGTCACGGCGGGCTTGCTCGATATCAGCGCCGAGATCGCTACGCCCGATATTCTTCAAGCCATCAGCAGCCCGAGCGACGGCGTTGTAGCCCTTCTCCCAAAAGCTCAAATTCTCGAGGATCCGGGGCGTGCGCTCGTTGATTGCATCGGCAAACGACTCAGTAGCCAGCTTCACGGCGCCGGCATGGTCGCCCTGCTTCTCCAGTGCGGCGATCTGCGAGTAAACCGACGCAGTGAGATAGTGGTACTGCTCATTCAGCGCGGCAGATGCCTTGACCGGGTCGTCGGCGAGCTTGGCGAACTCCGCGACAGTCTCGCTAACGGCCTTGCCGGTCGCTTCCTGCATCGACACCGCTGCTTGAGTGATGCCCGTAAAGCTTTCGCCAGCAATCTTTCCATTGCCGGCCAGCAGCGCGAGAACCTCAGCGGCTTGCCCAGTAGTGCCGACAGTCGCGCTCACCTGACGCGCCATATCGCCGATCTGTCCCGCACTCACACCGGCGTAATTGCCGGTGAGGATCAGCGATTTGTTGTAGCTGTCCTGCTCCTCGCTGCCCTTGTATAAGGCGTATGCCAATCCACCCACCGCGGCAGTGGCCAGCGCCAGCGGGCCGAGAATCGCCAGCAAGCCCGCCGCGCCCTCACCCGCCCCGGCGCCCAACTGAGCAACAGCACGAACGCCGCTTCCCCAGTCGCCCGACGACAGCGCATTCCCCAACTGCACCACGTTTTCCTGCGCCTGGCGCGAGCCGAGCCGCAACTTTTCGAAGCCGGTGGTGGTTTTGTTGAGCTTGTCGTAGTCCTTGTCGATCTTGCCCAGGGCGGTGTTGTATTCGTCCTGGCTGATGCGACCGGCATCCAGATGTTTGCCGAGCTGTTCTACCTGCGTATCCAGTTTCGACAGCGCCGCGCGGGCCGGGTCAATTGCACCCAGCAGACTGTTCAGGGCCTTCTGCTCATCCATGGCCGACTTCGCCAGCGCAACCTGCTGCTTGTCGAGCTGAGCCGATATCTTCGCGGCCTCAGCCTCGCCATAGGCCCCGGTCTTGGTCAGCTTCGCCAGCGCTTCCCGCTGCTTCGCGAGATCCTGCGTGGTTTTGGCGTTGGTAGAGAGCGACTTCTCCAACGCCTGCATTTCGTTCATCAACGAAACGGCGGACTGCTCTGCGCGGCCGCCGGCCTTCGCCATTTCATCCAGGCTGGTTTTGGCCTGAATAGCGTCGGCCGAGTCGATCTTGACGCCGAGTTCTGCAATGTTCATCGACTCACCTTGAATAGATGCCCGCGTTTACGGGCTGTTTTCCCTTTCCTCTGCCATGACGCGCAGGGCTTCGCCTTCCAGCACCTGAAGGTCTGGGAAGATTTCAGCGAGTTTCTTTTTCTTGATGCCGAGGAAACCGGCCACGTCGCGGATGCTGCTGTAGTCGAGACCAATTGCGCCGCCGGCGCCGACACGCCACTGAGTGGACATCCTGTTAAACAGGAGGAAAGCAGGCCAAAGGCACGGCCAAACTTCGAATTCCTCTTCGAGGTCCTCAGCGTCCAACCCGAATGCGGCAAGTTGCTCCGCATTCGGAGGAGGCTCATACATGGCGCGGGCGGCGCGAATCAGTTTCCCGTGCGGGCCTTGGCGTAGGCCGCTTGGTAGGCATTTACCACGGCCTCGGTTGCACCGTGGCAAGACGTCACCAGCGCCTTGATGCCCTGGTCGTCGAACTTGTCATCGAACTCCCAGCCAACAACCAGATCCTTGATCTGCTGAACTTGGTTTTCGGTGTCGACCGCAACGATTTGAGACATCGTAGGCTTGTCGCCGACCTGCTCGAGGCTTTGCTTTTGTCGCTGATTCCATCCATCAAACAGCGCGGCAAGTTCGATGCGGTCTCGATATTTGAAGGTGAATTCCACCTTCACCGCGTCTTGGCCAACTACCGGGACCATCACCGCACCGGTGAATGTGGGCGCTTGCGCAATCTTAAACTTCGCCATGATCAGGCCCCGCCGCCAGCTGCGACCGGCGCGCGATACGCTGTGATTTCAGCGTTGATGGTAAAGCCAAAGGAAACGGCTGCACCTTCGTTGCGCACCAGCGTCGGGGTTTTGTTGAAGGATGCATAACCGGCGTAATAGATCGTTTTGCCGTTGGGCAGCGACATACGCAAGATGCGCACTTCTTTCTCTCGATCGGCTTTATCCAGTTCTTCATACCAGGCCAGGCTGTCATCGTCAGCCAGCTGGAAAGCGAACGCCTGCGCATTTTTGGTGGTCGGGATCTGCTTGTCACGGCGCGCTTCGAGCGGCGCGTAAGTCCAGTATTGCTGCTCGCCGCCGGACATGGAGTTGCCGATAACCTGGTTGACGGCTACCCAGCCGGTCACCTTCTTGGCGGTACCGCCGCTGATTCCATCGGGAAAGAAAGCCACGTTGGACGTGTCGATGCCTTCAAGGGTGAATGCGCCTGCCGCCGCGTTGGATACGCGCACGGCGCGCTCGTTGATGTCCTCCCAGCCGGAGGTGATCAGAAGAATATCGCCATTGGCGAAGCCGTTTGCGGCGCTGGTAGCTACACCCGGGTTCGCGTTGCTGATTGCCGAAATCAGCTTGTCGGCGGCGAAACCGCTGGAGATTGAAAGCGTCGCCCCGTTGGGGAAGTAAACAGACATGGGTTTTCCTCTTTGCAGAAATGACAAAACCCGCTCGGTGGCGGGTTCAGGATTTGCCCAGTGGGCGAATTATTTGGCGGTTGCGCTATTCAGGAATTCGGCAGTCTTGATAAGCCTCAAGGGGCAGGCCAGATTTGGAGCCAATGACGACGCCGGTAAGGCCGCAGGAAGGACAGCAGGCATGCTTTTCCAGATACCACTTCGTAATTTGACTCGGCGTAGACCATTCTCCGCAGGCGGTGCAGATGCACCTGTCGCTGGCAATAATCTCGTCGCGGTTGTTCCAGGCGTGATCATCGGCCGACTCATCCAGCCACTGTAATCGCGCTTTTGTATCCTCATCCATGGTAACGCCCCTATCTACCCATTGACGTGGAGCGATTCTAGCGCAGCTACTCAATTGGTGTCGGACCGGTATGAGAACGACAGCGGGACGGTGTAAGTTGAATCGCCAATTATGCCTGGACCGACATCTACAGGCGTCATCGGCGTAACTATGCAACCGTTCTTCACGTCGCGCACATAAAGCGGAAATAACGTAATGATCTCGGCGGCAATAGGGTTGGTTTTTGCCTTACCGGTGCCGGCCGGGCAAATAATGCTCACCTGAAACACACCGGTATACAGTCGGTGGTCGCCGCCGAGCGTGTTGCTGGCCGTGTCGCCCGGAATGGTGAACGCCCGCAGGTAAGTCTCGCCCGCTGCGGGCGTATACGCCATGTTCTCAAAAACGATCTTGAGCTTTTCCGACCTAGCAGCGTTCCAAGCGATCAGCTTTGCCTCGTAGATCGAGGCGATGATTGCATGACTCATACCTGGTTGTTCCTGATGGCCTCCAACACGATTTGCTGAAAGCGAGCCACGGTTACCCGAACCATGCCGCCGGGGGCCTGGGTCGAATGGCCGAACTCCAGCGGAATCGCATAGGGCAAATTGTTGATGATGTAGGCCATCTGGCCAGCAGTGAAGTCGCTCATGGCTGCGACCAGTGCGGCTGTGGTCTCGGCACCGCCCGGGTCTACCTCGTCAAAGGTGACGCTTTCGACCACACCGAGAGAGATGTGCCAGTTCGCACGGAACCGGCCGCCGACGTAGCCTTCCGGTGCGACGATGTCCATGCCATCGTTGAGCTTGCGGCCTTTCTTGAGCCTGCCACCCTTGGTCAAGTTGGCCGGGTCGCTGCGCAGCGCAGTGTTGTGTTCGTCGACAGCCCTGTTGTACTCGGAGGCCACTGCGTTCTGCGCCCAGATCTCCGGGTTACCGACGGGAGACATGCGGATCAGGCTGCTGCCGACCTCGATGATGATCTCGCGCACACTGGCATCGATCGCTTCGCTGGTCTGGGCTGCAAACTCGGCCAGGCTCAAGGCGAAGCTGCCGGATTGGCCGGCCGCCGCGCGACTCACGACCGCACCTGCAACTCATAAAGGATCGACGTGCCGGCGGGATTCACTTCTTTCAACGGCGGCACAATTGACCAGGTGCGCCCCTGAATGATCACCTTGTTCAGCAGATCCGGAACCCACTCCAGCCCCTGCGCGGCAATCTTCAGCTTCTTGTCGCCCTGCTTGATGAGGCTGTTGTTCTGGAATTCTTGGCCGGTGAAATCGAGGAGGATGCCTTGGGCGGTCTGCTCGACGGTAGCACCTGGTGCTTCACCGCCCAACTCAGGGTCATACTCGCCCGGCTCAGTCTTACTGATGGTCACGGGCTGGCCGAACTCTGTGATCATCTCCAGAGCCATCACGGCCATTTCGTCGTAGAAGGCCATGTTGGCTCCGTTTCAGCTATGCGCGCACTGCGAACAGACCGCGCTTCTGCAGGTAATCGGCAAACTGCGTTGCGCTCGGCCGGTCCGGCGCCGCGGGCATCAGTCGGCCGCTGGTATTCGGGATCGTCGCGTACTCGCGAGTAACCGCGCCCTCGACACGCTCCAGAGTAACAGCGCCTTTGCGCTTCTCGATCGGGTCGACGTCATCGGTGTGGATCTCCGCAGCCAGCGCCATCTGGCCGTACTGGATCCGCGCCGGCAGGTAGTTGTCTGGCTTGATTTCGTAATCCAGTTCAACGCCGCGGCGTGGCCAGGACAGCGCCTGTTCGCTGTTGGACTTTCGCCCTTTCCACGTCATGCCATCCATTGCCAGCGCGGACCGGCGCAGCAGCGCTTCCTGTGCTGGCACTTCCGCCGGGATGGTTACGCCGAACTTCACGGCGTACATGGCCAGATCTTCGGCAGATGCGTAGCTCTCGGCGTCAGGTTTGCCGGTACCGTCCTCGATGATGAGAGTCATGAATCAGCTCGCTGTGGTGTGCTGGATCGGGCGCCGTGTTGTCAGCGACTGGGTGGTTACGCCTGGTGTAGATCAGCAACTGCCTTTTCCAGCGATTCTACCGAAGCATTCGCCCGATACGTCACATTGCCGGCGTCGAGTTGCGCTTTGAGGCTCGCGATCTTCTCAGCATTGTCGACGGGCTCCGCTGCTGCCTTGAGCCGTGCAACTTCGCCACGTAGCGATTCAACCTCGCCCGCCAAGTTGTCACGTTCACCCGTGAGGGTTTCGAAACCTTCGTGAATGGCTTTCAGCGCACCGAACAAGCGGATCGGCAATTCGCCGGCGCCCGGGTGTTCCAGCTCGGTCAGGCCTTCTGCGGCTTCGATCAGCAGCACGATGCCATCGCGCTCAGCATTCAACTTGTCGATCAGCCCCTGCAGCGCGGTGTGATCACCACTATCTGCGATCAGCAGCACCGGCGCCGGTTCAACCTGCCGCACCGTCACCTCCGGCACATCATCGGCCTCTCCATCGCGACTGTCGGTGATGTTCGCGTCGATGATGCGCAGCCCGTGTTCCTTTGCCAGCGACTTCACATCTTCCCGGTACTGGTGAAACGGTCCGGGCAGATACCAGATTTTGTTGCTCATGATTGCATCTCCGCCAAGCCGGGCACACGTCCCGGCTTGGACATCAAGGGGTTACTTGGAGGCGTCACCGATCAGAGCTACACCGGCGGTGTGCTTGATGCTGGTGGCGGTCTTGTCCCAGTTGGTACCGGTCGCCAGTTCGGCGTCGGTTGGCGACTTGCCGCCGGTGGTGGTGTCCCAGGTGTAACCCTTCAGACCCAGGCCGAAGGTGTAATCGGTTTGCAGAGTGGTTTCGATACGCTCCTTACCGTTGGTGGTCTGGACGTTGCTGATGATGTCGCGGCCGTCGTGGACCAGCGCAGCGCCTTGCACCAGGGACAGGATGATTTCCTTGTTCGGGGTGCCGGCCTGCATCAGCGCAGGGGCATCCGTCACAACGGAGATCTT